TAGTGCAACTATTAAAATTACTAAATGTTCTAGAGAAAAAATTACTACCATCTGCTTTGTTAGATATTCCAGCAAATGGGATAATATATGGTGTACAACGTAACTCCTTCCAATTTTCATCTAAATAGTCCTTGAATGTATTACTAAATAGAATAATATATAGATATAGAAATAGTAGGGTGTAACAAAGTATAAATACTATATATTTAAACTGAGATAACTCCATAACCAATATTATTATATGTGGATATAAATATTTTAATATACTAATTTAGTAACTATATTAAAATACACTATTAGTCTACTTCTTCAACTGTTGGTCCTTTGTTAGAAGGTTGACTACCTTGTTGTTGGCCTTGACTATAAATCTTAGCCATAATAGGTGCGCATTTCTTTTCTAATTCTTTCTGTTTAGATTCATATTCTTCTACTTCAGCAGCACTATTAGAGTCTAACCAAGTTTGTAATTCTTTAATTGCCTGTTCTACTGCTTGTTTATCTTCATCACTAAGCTTAGTTTTAATAGACTCATCATCTAATGATGTTCTAAGAGAATAAGCATAGTTTTCTAATTTGTTTTTAGCAGAAATACGTTCTTGGACTTTTTTATCTTCTTCTGCGTATTTTTCAGCGTCCTTGACCATTCTTTCTATTTGGTCTTTAGAAAGTCTACCAGTATCATTGGTAATAGTAATCTTTTCTTTTTTACCAGTACCTTTTTCTATAGCATTCACATTTAAGATACCATTAGCATCTAAATCAAATGTGACTTCAATCTGTGGAACACCACGTGGTGCTGGTGGAATACCATTTAAGTTAAATCTACCTAATAAGTTATTATCTTTAGTTCTAGCTCTTTCACCTTCAAAGATAGAGATAGTAACAGCAGTTTGGTTATCAGCATAGGTAGAAAAGATTTGGGATTTTTTACATGGAATAGTTGTATTACGTTCGATGATTTTGGTCATCATTTCACCAGCAGTTTCAATACCTAAAGAAAGTGGAGTAACATCAATTAATAATAAATCTTTGGTTTCTTCAGAGCCATGACCTTTTAAGATAGCTGCCTGAACAGCCGCACCATAAGCAACAGCTTCATCTGGATTGATAGATTTGTTAAGTTCTTTACCATTAAAGAAGTTCTTAAGCAATTCTTGAACTTTAGGAATACGAGTAGAACCACCAACTAAAACCACATCATCAATATCCCCTTTAGACATCTTAGCATCGGTTAAAGCTTTTTCTACTGGACCCAAACAACCTCTAAAGTAGTCCATACATAAATCTTCAAATCTAGCTCTGGTAATAGATGAGTTAAAATCAATACCTTCATATAAGCTATCAATTTCAATTTGTGCGGATGCGGAAGAGGAAAGAGTACGCTTAGCTTTTTCACAAGCAGTTCTCAAACGTCTAAGTGCTCTATCATTTTGTGATAAATCTTTCTTGTGCTTTCTTTGGAATTCAGCAATAAAATGAGCTACTAATTTATTATCAAAATCTTCACCACCTAAATGGGTATCTCCAGCAGTAGATTTTACTTCAAAGACACCATTTTCTAAGGATAAAATAGAAACATCAAATGTACCACCACCAAGATCAAAAATCAATATATTTTTTTCTTTTTTAGACATATTATCTAAACCATAGGCAATAGCAGCTGCTGTTGGTTCATTGATAATACGTAAGACATTTAAACCAGAGATAGCACCAGCGTCTTTAGTAGATTGTCTTTGTGAATCGTTAAAATAGGCTGGAACAGTGATAACCGCATCTTTAACTGGTTGACCTAAATAGTCTTCCGCAGTTTGTTTCATTTTAGTTAAAACCATAGCAGAGATTTCTTCTGGTTTGAATTTCTTAGTTTCACCTAAGTAACTAACTTCAATTGCTGGTTTACCACCTTCACTAACAACATTAAATGAAAAATGTTTCATATCATTTTGGACTGATTCATCATTAAAGTTTCTACCAATTAATCTTTTAGCGTCAAAAACAGTGTTTTTTGGGTTAGACGCAGCTTGATTCTTAGCAGCATCACCAATTAATCTTTCAGAATCAGTAAATGCTACATAGGAAGGAGTAGTACGATTACCCTGGTCATTAGCAATAATTTCTACTTTATTATTACGCATAACACCTACACAAGAATAAGTAGTTCCTAAATCAATACCAATAGCTATAGACATTTTAGTTATAGTTTCTTATAAGCAAAAAATCTTTAAATATTTTTAGTCCAACATTTTATCTAAAAACAGAGAGTTAGATATACACTTAAACATCTAGTCTATCAACATACTGGTTAATTTCCTCCTCTACATATATATTATCTATCTCGCAAAAATCTCTTATTAATAGTTCCTTATCACTAACACTATCTAATAATAGATTGCCTGAATGAGTCACATAGTGATGATATGGAACCTGGTTTTTTCCTATATATATAGCTTTAGGATGTGTATAAGCGCGTATCCATTTATCACACCGTTTTACTAATGTCAATCCAGATACATAGTATCCATCTATATCATATATGGATAGTTGTCCAGGTGCTATAACTATCTTCCCTATAACACTAAGTGGATTTACCCGTATCTTAGGATCTATACCAGCTAATAAGTCATTACATATTAGATTAGAGCTAATATCTTTATTATTTAAGTAGTATCCAACCATTCTCTGGACTTCTCTATTAACTTCTAGTGAATGACTATCCATATAGTCCCTATATAGGTGTTCTTTAGTAGATATAGTACCATCACTGGTTACTAAGCAATATACTTCAGTTTCTGGATAAACTATAAATTCCGCATTAGGATGGTCTTTTACTCTAATCCAACCATGTTTTCCCATTACTCTATGGTTACCTGATACTATATCCGAACCTAACTGATACATGTTACCACTTACCTTAGTTCTAATAGTAGCTAAAACAGTAGCGCCACTGGCAAGTATATCTCCAATAACTAATTCTTTAATCTGTTTATATAAGCCATTAGATGTAGCTATAGGTGTATTTGGATAGAAACACATTGAAACAAACTGGTCTCTCCATACTCTATCACCCATACCTATTGGTAAAGCAAATCTACTCATCCATAGACCACCTTCTTCCGCCATTTCACCAAAAGTTACTAGTGGTGACCTAACTAAACTCTGCATAAAGATATAACTATGTTCTAAAGATGATACCATTAAATTCATTAGACCAAACGATCTTTTAAGCGATTCACGCAACTTTAACATATAAAATGTAATAGCTGCGATAGAAGTCTGAAGTCTAACATTGATATTTTCAAATATCTTGAATAAAAAATTACGCATAACTGCCATCTGTTGTCTAATACTATTTAGGGATTCACTAAACTGTTTCATTAGCTTTAAAAACAATTGTATAATGGGATAGATAGGGATCATAAGAGTAGATAGAGTCTTTGATACTAGGCTCCAAACTACATTTATAATATTAGCTTTAGTATACTCACCTGGTGTATATCCAGGTGGCGTATATATATAACCAGCAATTGGTAGCAATATTGGATTAGACCTATAGTAAGCCCAGTTTTCTATTATATTAGCCTTAACTTTACTATAGAATACTACTAATAATGATATTAATAGTATAATTGTATATAGGAATATCTGTCCAAATTCTTTATAGTTTTCAACTAATATTTCTAACATATTAATAGTATAGATAAATATTCTTAATATGTATAAATATAATAATATTTAACTATTTTTCCATAACTATGCTTTCTATTTTAGAGTAGAGAGTATCGCTATTATGTTCTAAATAGTCTCTAAATTCTATAGCCATATTGTTCTTATCTAGTATGTAGATTTTATTATCACTTGTTACTAAGTTATATGCCTTTCTAGGTTTACTACTAGGTTCATATTTTTTAGACATCTCTACGTTTTTCCATAACCCATCTTCTAAAACTTTACAGTTATTAGAAACACATATATCGTGATAGCTATAGAACTGAAAAACATCTGATAAAAGTTCAACTTTTCCTATAACTAAACTTCCCTTAAAAAGCTTTTCACCTATATGTATATCCTCTATAGGTTTTATAGATTTATTATCCATGACAACAAATGAACTACAAGAGAATCCATGGTCTAAATGTTGAGATGGAAATGGTTCTACATCAGGTCTACCATTTAGATAGGTAAGAATAGCATTATTAATTTCGTAGTTTTTAAATCTATCCGAACTTTCACTGTAGTCCGCAAACTTAGTATCATATATTACTATGTGTTTTGATGTAGTAGATAAGCTATATACGTAGTCAGGTGTATATTCTGTTAGTTCTGCGTCTTTCAAACTATCTACCCTAACTAAACTATTATCATCTCTATATACTAAATGGCTACCAGTAACCAGAACTCTATTATATCTATATAACCTTTCTTTATTTAAAAATTTATGGGTTGCTATTATTCTTGTTCCATCTGCTAAGATATCCCCAACGTTTATCATAGATATAGGTACTAAAAGTTTAGATTTAAGTTTAATAGGTGTATTACCATCAAAACAGAACGCTCTATTTAGTCTACGCCCCTTATCAAATACCCAATCTAGTGGTGGTAGCAATTTTTCAGCTAATGCTATAGGTGGTGATTCAATCAATGATTCTATAGTATTTTTATTGTGTTCTAATGTGTGAAAAATCAAATTAAACCCAGATAGTGACCTGCGCATTGTATTTCTAATCTTATGTAGTGAATATAAGATACCAATAGTAAATCCCTGGATTTTATCATAGAATACATTGGTGGCTTGTTTAAAAAAATCTCTAGTAGGTTTTAATATATTTCTAATACCATTGATTTGGTCTTGAAATATAGTAAAAATACTACCAAAAGCACTAAAAACTGGTGTTAGAAATCCAAGAAAGTTTTTGAATAGTTCTTTTACTTTCTGGCCTATTACTCCAGCAAACCCTTCTTTGCTATTATTTACTGCTATAGCTAATGGCGATTGTCTGTCACTCTTTAGGTCCTCTATCCAGTACTTAGCGATATACTTTTGAATTAGGTAAAAAGCCACTAAAATATAAATATAGATTTCCAATCCTGCTGCTATTTTTTTTATAGTTTCTTTTTCCATATATAATGCTAGACTTGTCTTATTTTATAGTTTTATTTTTTTCTAGTATTCCTGACCCTCTCTGCTGTCAATATAGTCTATTTCTTCCTCTGTAGAAAGCCTACCTAGTAAATAGTTTCTCTTAGGGAATCTACCAAAGCGTTCTAATACTCTACATCTAGATAGCAAATTATACTGTAGTATTTTCAATATATTTTTGTCTATAGACCTATTTTCTTTTTCTATAAATATTTTTAACAACATACTGGTATTTTTCTGTATATCTATGTCCTCTATATACAAGTATGGCATAAATATAGCAATTTTTTCTAGTAGATTTAGTTTAGAGATATATAGGTCATATCCCATTTCAATAAATAAAATACATTTATAGCAGTTTTTAAATTCCTTTTCAGTATTTCTATAGTATATTCTTGAGACCTGGTCTAATAATATAGTATGAGCTATATATCCTTCTTTAGTAGCTAACCAATGTAGTAGATTTCCTTTTTCTGCTTCCTTTAGTAACCAGTATAATGCTGGTTTGACTCTACTATCTAATTTATGTTTAGTATCCATCCAATTATCAAATATTCTTCTGGTATCAAGTTCTATTTCAAACCAATAGTGATTTACAAAATCAACATATTTATCAGACATAAATAGAAAAAGTGTTTTCTATATTGTAATAGATATAATAATTTAGCCAGAAATTTAAATTTGATTTTACAGAAGTCGAATTTTTCTTTAGTAAAATCATGTTTTATGCTAAGACTAAAAACAAGACATTACTTGAATCTATATTTAGCTATATATCAACAAGTACTATTAGTTGTATAACTATAGGTATCAGTATATATGGATTAGAGATTACTACGGAATATTCTAGTGCCAAAAACTATCTGTTCTATGTATTTTTAGATTGCGATGAGTTTATAGATTATAAATATATATCTGACTATAGAAATAGTTATTTTACAGTAGAGGTCGCACCTATATTAGCTTTCTTAAAACAAGCAATAAACTCTGATATAGAGATATCTATTGATAACAAACTTAAATTATCTATTAGCCAGAGTATATCAAGCAGTAAAGTCGTATATAGTTATCCAGTAGATATAGAATATGACATACCATATAGCATCCACTTCTATGACTATGATATTGAGATAGAAATAAATACAAAAAGACTATTATCTCTAATATCTAATGACTATTTAGACATAAATGCTAAAGACGGTATAGTACTCTTTTCTAATGACAATACTAAATATATATGTGATGGTATAGAGAAGCAATTTAAGATTAAAAATATAAATGGCGAGTACAGAACCGTAAAAAAACTAAATGACTATAGGTTACTGCGAATAATTAATGGACATACCAAGATTAACTGTAACCAACTTAGAAGTTTTAAGAGTATGTTAGATATGGTTTCTAGTGTACAATTAAATATTATGCTAAATAGCCATATAAGATTAGATATCTTACTTAACGAAGATATTGGAACAGTTGCCCATATATTTTTAGAGATAGAGTGAGGAACATTACTATATTTTTTATATTATATAATCTAATATAGTAACTATTATGTTAAATAATTCTATTAATATTGGTAGTACACCTATAAAAGACCTAAATAATATCGCTGGATATAATAGGGCATTTACTAGCCAAATTCCATCTATAGATAGATCACTAGACCAAATAGTTGAGGTGAATATAAAAGATGAAAAGGCTAAGGAAAAAGAAAAAATGTTAGAGCTAATTAATAAAAGACAGCAGGAAATACTGGAGTCTAATAAAATAAAAGTAACTCCTATGGAAGAAAACATAGCTAAACTTAAATCTATCTTATCTAAACGATTCAATCTAGAAGAGGATGACTATAAAATCTTGGTAGATAGATACCATATAGCCAGGGATGGTATTAATAAGACAAACTTAGAGGAAATCCTTTCCTATATTAAACAAACCAGTAAATTTAAAAATAATACCCTATCTATGGGAGAAGACAACTTAAAACTAAAAGAAAGTGGTGCTAAACTATCTGATATGGATAAGTTAGAAGAAGAAAGACGAATTCAGTTAGAACAGATGAAAAAGAATATAGAAGAAAATAAACAGAAAAGAATTCAACAGGAAAACCCAAATATTATATCTCCTATAGTTTATAAACCGGCCCAGGAAATTGTAGTAAATAGAGTAGAGGAACAGCCAATCTATGTAAATCCGGTCTCTACTAGTAAGTCACAATCTAATAGTATCTTATGTATATCAAGTCTAACTAATATTATACCTACAAAAGATGGAATATATGAAGTTCCTATATGGATTGATGATTTAGAACAGCTAAAAAATAAAAAAAAATGTAGGTTAGTTTCTTGTGAAATAGAAAAGGAATTATATAAAAAACATATGGAACAGTTTCCCTATATATTAGTAAATATTGAAGAGTGTCAAGGACAAATCTATATTAATGGGACTACTAAAAAACTAGTAGAACGTGTAAAGTTTAAGGAAGAAGCTACGGTATACTATGGAGAGGGTAGTAGAGAATTAAATATAAAACAACTGAATCAGTTAAAAAAATTTACTATATCTTTTCATGATAGTATGGGACAGGTGTTATTTTTAGAAAAGGGACAATGTAGTATTTCTATTGAAATATACTAGGCATACTTATGGTTTCTATATTATTTTAATACGTTATAAAATAAAATAGAAATGGGTCTAAACAACTAATAGTAGCCTTATACGTTTTTATTTAATAATAGTTGGTAAAGTTGTAAATTAATTTGGTCTTTAGAGATAAGTGTGTATTGAGATTTAGGTTTTTTATTAGGTTGGTAGCGTTTATTTTTTTTAACTACGCTGTCTTTTTTAATATCTTGAATTATCGTGGAAATAATTTTATTAACAAAGTGATATGCGGTTAATATAGGTTTATCATTGTCACAACCTCCAGCTATAATAACACTACCATATTGGAATATAGCTATAGACAATTTACGACAGTTAGAGCCACCTGAACCAGTTCCTTTTCCACTACAACATGGGTTACAATGACAACTACCCTCTTTAGCAGTTCCAGTATGTTGATCATTATAGAAGTAGTGTAAACGAACACCAGGATAACCTTCTGTGTTATAGGTTGTAGTTAATTTAAATTTTTTAGTTAAGATTTCATAAAGAGTTTCTCTATTAATAGAGAAGCCTAGTTCATAACATGTATTAATCATTTCAGTTTTATAGTTAAGCATTTGAATTGGTTTTAAAGCATTAGCGAAGGGCATTTGTTGAATAAATTGGCTAACAATGCTAACAGCACGATGACCATCTTCTTGTCTTGGAGCCCCAGTAATTTGCAACTTTCCATTATTAAATATTTTAACGTTTGCGGTTTTGTATTTATCTAAACAAACTAAAACTGTAGCGCAATTATAGAAGTCACCTATATTATCTTTTTTAAAGAAGCCTTTAATAGGTAAATTCCCATATTTACATCCTACTACTTTTCCAATTACACTATCATCAAAAACGGGATTTTTCTTGTCACAGTTAGGATTTTCTAAGATAACCTTAGGTATAACAAAGCTATTGTAGACTATCTTAAAATCCACAGATACATCTATAAATGCTACTGCGGTTGTAGTTACAAATCTAAGATCACTTGGCTTAAATTTATCTAAGACTTCGTTAGAAGCACTATCTAAGACATCATTTAATCTAGCATCTACGGTTATATCTCTTAGTTTATCAACATTTCCTATCTCCACGTTTTTTTCTATATAGTTAGAAAAGTATCTCATTAGTCTATCTTCGGTAAATCTACTATTTATGTTGTCTATCCATCTCTCACTGAATGTTCCACCTTTAATTAACTCGCTAATCCAACCGGCATACTCCTTTCTAAAACTATCTAATATTTTAGATAGCTTCTTATTTTCAAAGTCTTGTTTTAATTCTTCAAAGTATGGGTTATTTTCTAAAGCTAATAGGTATTTTGAAATTTGGTTTTGATAGTTTTTCCAGTGATTATTATGGAAAGATGACATAATATATATTTATATAAAGAAAATCTTTATATCTTTATCATCAAAATTATTATATTTATTTTCTACTACTAAAGAATGTGTTTAGATTTTTTTTGGCATAAAAAAGAAGTAATATCGTATATTGAACTAGTTGAGCTAAAACCATATAGACTATTATATATCTGCCCAGACACAAGTTTCTTATTAACCAGAGATGGTATAGTAACTAACTGTAAACTATTAGATATAGCCTTGATAAAATACCATGGTGTAGAATTTATGAATAAATTTTTCCAACTATGTGCTAGAAAAGACCTCTATATAATTAGGACTGGCATAGACAGAAAATATACTACTGTAGAACTATTTATTAACAATATAAATATTGTTAGTTTGCTAAATAACTAATATAGTAAATCTTTTCTATATTAACTATTTTATATTTATAAGGTATCTGCTACTTCTATATAGCTTGCTGGTTCTGTAGGTTGACTAGAGTCAGCTACTAAACCATCACCTGATTCTACATCTACACTATTAACTACATATCTATATACATGGTGGGACATATTTCCCATAGATGGTCTAGTGATCTTTACCACATCTCCTGCTTTTAGACCATAATACTTACAGACTGGATCGAATCTACTTATTAATGGCAAATTAACATAGTCATCTATCATTAAATATTCTTTTAGTTTGATTTTTTCTAATCTATTTAGCTTTTCGTGTCTAGCTACCCACTTATGTTTAGTAATATTAAATAATAGCTTTTTATAATGAAACAATGATACATTAGTTGCTATAGGACTGGCTTCAAATGTTTTTGCTAATTCTGGATCAAAGTTATCACCAAATACTATAATTATTAGTTCATCTTCCACGTTCATTCTATGACTTTCCTTAATTAAACGAGCCAATTTAGTTAGACCACCATAGTCTTTATTGTTTTTTCCCTCTGTAAATTTATCTAAAAAGTGAACATAGACTTTTCTGGGTTTAGCTATATAAATATCTAGAGATGGAATTCCCATATTAAATTGTTCGACCATATAATTTAGCAATGCTACATTAGTATTAATAGGTAAACTATTTCTACTAAAACCTCTGTCCTCTAGCATTTCTAGCACTGTATTTCTTACTCTTAAAACTATATCAAGCATACTTAGGTTTCTTTTTATATTATAGCAAGATTATTATCAGTGTTCTATAAACTTGTCTCTTTAGCATTTGCGACAAGGTCAATAATCAAGGGCAAATGGGACTAAACTTAGGTGTAGTCTTTATCATTTACCTGCTATATCTATGACTAGCGGTAAATGGTCACTATAAGTTGTAAAATAAAAATCAGCATTTTTAATTTTAACATTGTCTTTCCAAGTAGGCATATAGATATAACAGTAGTCTACTAATCTCCCTGACCAACAGCTAAACTTAGGCCTATTCGCAATAGATCTTCCTAAAAAATCAAAAATATCTATATAGTTATTTTTCTTTAGTAATTCATGAACTTGGTTAGGTACAGGTTTATCTATACCAGTACGCTCTTTATAGCTAATTTGTAAATCTTCTACTATAGACTCACCCAATAGGGATTTATTTATAGATGCCTCATTAAAATCACCCAATAGCAATACATTTTCTAAATTAGACTTTTCTATGTACTCTATAATTTTATTTATCTCACGCTTTCTTAGACTACCAGTTTCATCCCAAACATCAAGATGAGTAAGTATAATGTTTAATCCATATTGATTAAAATGGATAGCGCCTCGCATTTCTTTACTAGACGGTGGATCTAACTCTAATATATTATAGTCTATAATAGAATGCTTAGATAATGCCGCTATACCAAAGTTATAGTATTGCTTATAATAGACTTGGTTTTCATATATTTTGTCTAATTCTTCTGCTAATATATCACTATATTCACAAACAGCCATAGTATCTATCTTAAGTTCTTTAGCTAACTTAGCAATATTTTGATTAGCATGGGTTCCTCTTGGATTCCCTATAGCAAAGTTAAAGCAATTTACATTATATAACATAATACGTTTAGAATCCTTTAGTTTATAGAATGGTTTATTTTCTTGCCCATTTACTTGTCTTTTATAGTTAGATATTAGTTCTTGTTTTTTACCAGATACTAGTATAGGAAGTGGGTACATATTATATATATCTATATTATAAAGCTTTATCTTAATGTTTCTTTATAATGCTATTGGAGTATTTAGTGAAAGCGTATTAAGCTTATATCCTATAATTATTAAACTCACTTCTTTAGATGTTCCATTTAATACATTTATTAGATTAACAAGTTATCTTATTATTTCAGCACTTTTTGCTAACTACGAGGTTCTTTCAGGTATAGGCCTAGGTAAACTAATAGCACTGGCCGGAGTGAATATAGCACATATCTTATCTAGTTACTATGGGTTTAAGGCTTTAGTTCCGTCCGTAGCTCAGTCCGTCTTCTACCTATATCCATTTATTAACCTATTGCTAAATATATTGCTACTTGGTGAAACTATAGCTCCTACTAAATTTTTCTTTATCATTCCTGTAATATATAGTATTTATCATATTTATGGTATAGGAAAACAAGAGGCTATAGGTACCGACCTACAATGGGGTTTATCTATGATAGCTATATCTGCTATAACGGAAAGCTTACTCTATATCCTAATAAAATCAGTAGATCTTGGTAATAACCCATGGAACTCTTTATTTGTTAGCTATTCTCTAGCAGCTATTCTATATGGTATCTACTATATATATGATAATGGTATTAGTAAAACTAGGGATACTATAGTAGCGAATAAAAAAGAAGTCGCTAAACTGGTCTTAGCTAATATGGCTATTGGTTCTTTGGGTTATGGTTTACGTTTCTGGTCTATTCCTAGAATTCCATCAGTAACTCATAGTATAATTAGTTATACTGGTATATTTACCACAGTACTCTATAGTTTCTATTTAGGTATAGAAAAAGTGAATATATCTAAGATAGGATATCTTGGTATGCTAGCAAGTAGTTTATTAGCTATGAAGTTGTTATAGACTTAGTTATTTATATCCTAGTATAAAAGATATTTGTAATAAATCAGGCCTTTGTTTATTTTTATCTGTAGGAATACTATAATAGTGATCCTCTCTAAATAGTATATATGGAACATTATTATATATAGCAAACAAAGCCGCTAACCTATCACTAGTAACAAATATCTTTTTATATTTCCTAGCATGCATGACCTGAGACCAATCTCCTGCTCTTTTTAAGGCTATCTTAAATTCTCTAGTATATGGAATATAGGTTCTTTTTTCAATCTCATTTGGATCTGTATTAGTTTTAGTTGAAGCTTTATTTTTACCTAATATACCATTAATAGTGCTTATTCTAAATATAAATTTAGAAAGAGTTTTACTATATGTTTTAGTTATTAGAGTTCCCAATTCTGGTTGTAACTCTATATTTACTGTTTTATCTGCATTAACTCCATTTAATGAAACTTGATAATTTAACATTTCACTATAGTTATATATGTCGCCGGTTGGTCTACTATCAATATCAATATTAGGATTATTATCAGCAGGATCAAAAATATTCGCATCACTAGTTGTTAGTTTCCAATCTATTATATTATTTGTTTCATATTCATTAATCATATAGTTTATTATCTCCTTTGTTGAATATGATAGTTTATTCTTACTATATAAGTTAATTTTATGGTGAAATGCTGTATTTAATAACTTAGTAGATACTATCATGTTAATAGCATCATTATTTTGATTATCTACTTGAAAATTATAGTTGCCATTGTCATATTCTCTAAATAATTTTGCTATAGTACTACATATATTAGCCAGTTGGCATATTTCTATTTTGTTTCTTTTTTTTTGTCTATTAGGATCATCATCTAAAGATGACCATATTTCAAGTGATATATTTCTATTGTCCGGCATTTCTAATTTAGCATTTATAGTTTGTATATATTTGCTATATAAGCTTTCATATTCGACTTTGTTATTAATAATAGTTTTTTTATCTATTGGATAGTTACTAATATCTATATTATAAAATACATTTTTAATTGGGTTTAGGCAAGTACCATTGTCATCTTTAAAAGTTAAAAATATATGCTTAGATAATGCCTCAATAAACTTAGATTCACTAAAACTAAGACCCGCAGTATTATTGTTAAATTCTATTATATCTTCTTTTGTTATTTCATTTGGTAAATATTCTTCTAAGTCTTCTAAATCATATGCCGTAGACCCAAAGTCATGTATAGAGTCTGCTATAGTTAATAATTTATATAATTTAAACTGCTCTGTTATATATTCAATACCTCCCTGTTGTTTATTTATTTTTTTCTTAATAAGATTTATTTCTTTATGTTTATAGCCATAGAATATTCTGGCCACATCTAATATATTACTATTGTCTAAGCGCTCATCTATAAATTGATACGCATCTTCTATAGTTTTAATATTATAGATAGGTTGGGATTTTATAGCTCTACTAACTATTTTAAATTCTGACTCGTCTTCTATATAAAAGTTAGAAGCTCCTAAGTCATTTCTAAAATAATTATTATATCTTTCTGTCATTATATATCTATAATGTAATATGCTATTTTTTATTATCAAATTTTAAAAATATATATAGAATACTATGTTAAAGCTATCTATATAGAATAGACTTAGTAATGGGTTGCCTATGTTCTAAATATAAGTCTAATAGCAAAAAACAAAAAGTCTATCTAAATAAACCCTTAGATGCCAGTGGGTCGGCTGTTGAATTAGTAGTAAATAAACCAGAAATGGTTAGAGAAAAAACAAATCCATATGTATTAGATATGGGCGAGTTAGATAGAATGCAAGAATCTATACAGATGGACGCTGAAAACCAGATCAAGCTGCAGCATATTATAGAGTCTATCTATGATGCTGCGGTGAAGGCCCACAATAATGTCCAAATTAATAACTTACATAACCTATTTTGGTTATTACCTACCAATGAAAAAGGTATCCACGTACCTAAATGTATGCCAATTCAGGTTCCTAATGATGGGGATGGTGACCATCCCTATAAAGTAGTGAATGTACCTATCATTACATTAATGAACCAACAGAATCTTAATATTAGTGAAATGAAAATAAGCACAACTGTTGATATGGAACTAGAATCAGCCCCAAAGCAAAAAGATAATGGCTCTAACTGTCTATATGATATTAAAAAGAAAGACTATTCTCTTAGGCTAGTTCCTGGAGATAAGTCTACTACTATAGATATGACTATTAAAATGGATCCACCTCTAGAAATATATAATAGAATCTTGGGAAAGTTAGAGAAACAAATCTAAAAATGTATATATAGATTTTTTTCTATATATAAGTTTTTCTATATTTATAGTGTATTTATTGGGTATTTACTACTTTTTCTGCTTTTTTAGCAGAATTATTACTAATACTACCAGAAATAATATCTAACACTCTAGATAAACCTTCTGGCATACCATCATCTCTAGCGCTAACCTTAATATCATATTTAGCACTTTTATCGCTACTTCTAGTATGTTCTGATTTAGTAGCTACTGTACCACTCATTTTACACTTTACTGGGCACCACCAGGAGCCACCATAGGTAGCTTCCACTTTAGTATTAGTATCAGTAGAACTTTTATCAGTACTTTGGGTTTTTACTTCCATAGTAAAATTAACATCTACTGATTTAACTGATAAGGATGGAATATTAACTACACTTAGCAAAGGAACATCAATTTTCTTTTCAACTGTTTGACCATCTTCATTAGTATCTGAGTATTTAAACTCTACAGTTCTAACATCACCATTTTGGTTAATACCAACTTTCTGGATAAAATCTGCGGTAACCATAGCTAATTGTCCTTGGGAATTAGCCGCAGAAATTAATGGTGCGGAAATCAAGTCTTGGATTGGGAGACCTCTCATATCATCTGCTGGATTTGCCATATCTATATTATACATATAGGTGTATAAAATATTTTTATAATTCTACCGTAATTATTTATTGAGGTGTGATTGTTTCAGCACTACCTAAATTTTCAGGCCAATTAAATGCGGCAGTATGTGTACCATCGACTTGATTAAACTTTACGGCACAAGCATGGGATATAGGTAATATAGGTCCGGTTGTTGATGTACCACTTCTGAAATAGGATGAAGATGAATATCCAGTTGGATAGTTAAGCTGGTTTCTAAGCAGTGAATACTGAGAGTCAATATTATTTAAACTTGTTTCAGCTCTATAATCTAATTGAATATTACCTCCGTTTCTATCAAAATATCTACCAGAATTTAATGCTCCAGATGGATCTAAATCTTTATCAACTAAATCTATAATTAAATTAAAGTTAGTAGGAATAATTGCTGTTCCACCAGCACAAGATACCGCTGCTAACGGTTTACCATTTTTAAATACTAATGTAGGTGTCATACTTGAGCGTGGTCTTTTTCTTGATTCTGGACCATTTGGAGGAAGCTTAGCTCCAACAGCTGCTGTATCAAAGTCTGTTAATTCATTATTCAATATAAAACCTCTTCCTGGAACTACACATCCAGTACCAAAAATTTGTTCAATCGTAAATGTTAAACTAATTACATTTCCATATTTATCACTAATAATACAACCTGTGGTAGATGAGTTAGTATTCGTAGAATCACCAGATAATTGATTTGGAAGTATATTATAGTTTAACCCTGATAAATCATAAGCACTTGATGGATAACCATTTATAGCAGTTAACTTAGCAGGGTCATACGATAATGGCATTATAGCTACCCTGCTATTTAAATAAGCATCATCTAACAATCCATTTACTGGTACTGGAAAAAATTCAGGATCTGCTATCCACGCGCCTCTGTCAGCAAAAGCATATCTTGACGCTAAGATTCTTGAATGATATTCTTGAGCAGTTTGATCAGTAGTAACAGTTGGTACAAGTTTTTCATAAAATTTAAGCATCATAGCAAGAGTTAAACCACCACTGGTTGATGGTCTACATCCATATACTTGACAGTTTCTAAAGCTTGTTTTTAATGGTTCTCTTCTTCTTGTTTGATATAGAGATAAATCTTCTAGAGACATAGGTGCTCCACTTATATCCCACTCTGGAAAGGCTACTAATGGTGGATTATTTACACAATTTACTATATCTCTTGCTATATTACCTCTATAGAATTCTTTACATCCTCCATATGCGATTTCTTCTAGAGTAAAAGCATAATCTGCATTTTTATGTATTGAACCTACAGCTAAACCATTACTAGAATCAACTAAATATAAATTTTTAGATGAAGTAAAGAGTCTAAGCTTTTTATAATTATTATCTTTCATGATTAAGTTATTAAAGGTTTGGTCAACTATAAAACCATTTTTAGCTAAATCTATAGTTGGATATAAATTTTCCGCAAGTGATAATTTAGTTAAACCTAGTTGTATTAAATCATCCCAAAAAGCTACTACACCTGGTACACCTACCGCATCCATCTGAGTTTGTCTATATGGAGTTGTTGCTGATATAGATAATAAACTGCCATTTCTATAAAACATATGTGGGTTAGTCTTTAATAACGATATTTCTCTAAAATCAATTGTTTCTACTCTATCTGTAGCAGCATTATAGTATACAGCATATCCTCCGCCGCCAATACCACAGTTACCTGGGCGAGTTAATCCTAACATCGCCATTGCTGCTATAGCAGCATCGAACGCATTACCGCCTTTTTGCATAACCTGAATTGCAGCATGTGTTGCGTATTTATCATGGCATACTGCTGTTCCATTTTTGCCTTTAGATTGATAAACTGGATTAGCAGGTGTTGTTGTTGAAACACTACCAACACTTGTAGAATCTCTTGCCTGAGATATCTTATTAACTCTTGTTTGTATTTCTAATACTTTATCATAGACCCTTGAAGCCATATTCTATATATATTATAAAGATTTTTTTTATTTTATTTTATTATTTTTATTTTACCGTACTATATATTATATGGATTGTCCTAATAGACACAACATTAAAACAAGTTTCTCTAATTGCAAATGGACTATTGGTAAAGAAATAGGTAGAGGAGACCAGGGTGCTATAGTATACCAACTATGTTGTAATGGTAAGGGAGAAGCCAACTGTAAATATGCTATTAAGGTGTTTGATATTACTAATTATAGTGATATTGATGAGTTAGATAGATATATTGAAAAAGAACTTGAAATATATACTAAGTTAGATAGTAAAGGTTTATCCCATACATATGTGCCTATCTTAGAAGCGTATACTTGTGAAGAACATGGTGCATATATAATAATGGAAAGTCGTGATATAACTATAGAAGACTATGTTATTTCTGGGGTATTAGACTATGATATAGACCCAAGTTATCTACATACACAAATTGATAAAATGCTAAAAGAAACTTTGTCTTTAGTAAATAGTCTACACTCTAACAAATTTATTCATGGTGATCTAAATCCAAATAATATAATGGTAGACCTAGATAAGGATTATAGCATCTCTAGACTATCCCTAATTGATTTCTCTATGGCTAAAGAGGTTAAATCTAAGGCATTTGCTGATGCTACTGAAGATATAGATGATATAGAGTTATCTTTTAAGAGACTACATGACATAGCTGATAGTCCATCCCTAGCTAAATATGAACGTAGTAAAAAAAATGCCCCTAAGGAACCTAAAAAGAAAAAATCCACTGTTAAAAGGATTATAGAACCGCAGACTATTAAGAAAACTGCGCTCAAATCTACTAAGAAACCACTTTTTATGGATAGTCCAAGTTCTCCTATTACATTTAGTTCACCTATAAAAATGGGTAGCTTTGCTAGTATAAATGACAATGATGATGAACTATACAGCTATAATAGTCCTTCTACTCCACCACCTAAAACTAATCGTAGGCTATTCTAAAAAATTTTGATATAAAATACATATTTAAATATATACAAGTAATATATTTTTAAAGATGTTTCGATATAGATTTACCAATGCTCATATGACTGGAATATTTCAACGAATAGCTAGACAACAACTTTTTAAAACTAATAATTTCACTAGACCAATTTATACTATTACTGTTAGAACTATAGGCAACGATAATAAAGAATATGACTATAAAAGTGACAGAGAAAAATACTATAGAGAAAACTTTAAGGATAGACACTATAGAGAACAATATGGTGAAAGATGGAGTTTACTTTACCATGATAGATGTCTTAGAACTATTGGCGGCCTAGTTGGCGCTATATCAGCAAGAGAAGATAGTTATTTTAGAGATAATTTAATAGCTACTAATTTTATAGCTTTTATAGGTTACCTTTCACCGGCAGTAATGATTATATGCTGTTCACCGCAACTAATAGATAAATATTTGTTAAAACCAAAAACTAATGATAAATAGTCACTAAAAATAAAAAATAGTATTATTTTTATTATTTTCTATTTTAAAAGTCTTCTGTTATAGCCATAGGCTCCTCTATTAATATATTTTGTTTTTGGATTTCACTATAGAAATCTAATACTTTTTTATTTGCCATAATTTTATCTGGCGATAATCTACTAATATGTAAATAGTTACTATTAGTGCATCTAGAAAGAGCTACATAGCTTTGTCCAGTCTCAAAAATATTTTTACCAATATCAATAGATAACTTCTCTATTGAACTACCCTGAATTTTATGTACAGTAACACTATATGCGACCATAAGTGGATATTGTATAATAGAGTAGCCTTCCATTTCCCATGTATGTGGCTGAATTGTCATAAGAGCGCCACTATCAAATTGTACTGTTGGATGTCCAGATTTTTCATTGAATCCAGTTATAATACCTTGGCTACCATTAACAACCTTTTGGTCAAAATCTAAGTTAAATATACACATTACAAAGCAACCTTTTTTCACTACCAGTTCTTCCTCTATAAGAGTATCTTTAGGAAACTTGAAGAAATCTTTGTTAAATTGTGGATCAAACTCTACAACTGCTTTAAATCTCTTTTCTGGTTCTTCTATTTCAGCTAACATCTGGTTATTATAGTCCGCTACTTTTCGTTTAGTTGGAAATACATGAGTATAGTTTTTATTATAGTTTGGGTTGGTCATAAGACGTCTCAAATATTTAATTACATTTGGATCAGCTTTACCTATACGGATCTTATTTAACACATCCATTAGTTGTTTTTCACTCTGTCTATAAATTTTAGTAAATTCTATAGTTTGTAGATCTAACTCTTTCCAAGCATTAGTTTCAAAGCAAAATTGTTGAAAGGCTTCTTTATTAGGCTTAGTATCTTCATTAATAATTGGTGGTAATTGAAAGAAGTCACCAACTAATATAGTTTGAACACCACCCATTGGTGCAGTGCTACCTCTTATAGCTTTACCTACAGCATTTAAACAGTCCAACATAGCTGGATGCATCATAGATACTTCATCTATAATAAGCACTTTAGTATTTTTCCACTGGTTTACTAAAAAACGTTTCTTTTTGATTTTATCTATATAAGTGCTAGCAGGTTTAGTTGGGTCATATAAACCTAAACCACTCCATGAGTGAATGGTTCGACCACCTACTAATAGAGCAGAAATCCCTGTGGTAGAGGTTAAGGCAAGACCCTTTTGACCACTAGCAGCATATTCAGCTATTATAGTTTTAATAAAGTGGGTTTTACCTACACCGGCACCACCAGTTATAAATAGGTTTTGTCCACTTTTAAATTTATTATAGGCATATTCTTGTAATGCGTCCATTATTTTATAGATATACTTGTATATAATTTATTAAATTTGATATATCAAAGTTTTTATAAGATTTATATCATATTCTATAGATAAACTTTAAACAATGGACAGCTATAGTGAAAACTTCGCAAGATGTGTTAGAGACTATACTAATAGACAAATAGAATGGCTTAGAACTAATAGTTGGACTAGTCAAACCAACTATATTAACTTTAATGGAGTTGTAGAAAAACTAACCTATAAAAATATTCCCGCATTAGCTATAGATAGATGCTATAGAGATTATAAGATGGTCCACGATATTCAAACTAAATGTTTTAAAGAAGGTATTACTGGTAATAAAAAATTTACAAATACAGGTTCTAGATATAGAGATTGTTTCTTAGAAGAAATAAATAAGGAATTGAAAGAGTTCTATAAAGCCTAAAAACATAGTTTAAAAATATATTTTTAGGGTTTTTATTTTTAGTCAATTTCCATAGCAACTGGTTTTTCATTTTCTATAACACCGTTTTCATCTATCATTAACACTTGGCCATTACTGCTATAACCATGTAGATAGTATAGTTGTACTACACTATTTTGGTCTAATAGCCCATTTCCCCATAGATGATTAAAAATGTATTGTTCACCTATATATACCTGACCTGTTTGTGCGTCAATTAGCCATGGTATACCATTATTATCCTTAGCAAAAGCTACACAATGTCTTGAACTGTCCTGTCGCTTATATCCACCAAATAAACCATAGTTATTAGGAATACTGCTATATATAAGATTTAACTGTTCTATTAATTGATGTCTTTGACTAAATACACTATTTATTATAGAGAATGTTTTAAACTCAAAATTATAGTTAGGATATATATTTTTAAATGAATCTTGTATAAGAGGCTCAGTCATACCGCTGGGACCATATATATCAAACAAGCGATCCACAAACTCTTCATTTTCGCCAAAAAAACTCATAACACATGGGCAGCAGTCATTTGGCAAACGGTGTTTATTCCTATAGTAGTTTATTTTTTCGTTACTAATTTTTCTTAGATAGCCACCTTTCTGTTTAGATATGGATTTCTTTAAAATATCTTTTTTAGCCATATAGTATATTATATCTTTATAAAATATAAGATATGTTAGTAAATAGTAGTGTTCTCCAGTATGCCATAGTAATAGGTTTAACAGTGTTTGCTATATTAAAAAACTCGTTTTCCTATAACCCTATCAAGTTCACTTGTGATAACTATGTATTAAACTCATATTTATACCTAATCTTATCATGGGCAATCATCCTAGCGATTATAACATCTATGTCTAACTATGGAGTAGACCCATTGAATGATAAATACCAAAAGCAAATGATAATTGCTGCTATAGTCGCAGCGATAGCAATTGTATCTATAGCTTCTATGGGACCTCTAGACATAATCAAGAAACACTTGCTATATATTGTATTATTAGTAGCATTAGCTGCTATTACCTATCCACTTAGATATATATTTCCTAATAAATTCTACGTCTTTCTATGGCAAACTATTTTAATCCTAGTGACATTAGCAGGTATTAGCTATATGTATCCAGACCTAATAGGTGAGAGTGCTTTTGGCTATATGATGTTAGTCTTAGGTGGTCTTATCATTAGTGGCCTTGGTGAACTAGCTATACTATATTTCAAACCAGAATTATATAGTGGTTTCTATGGTACTCTAACAGGATATATAGGAATAGCATTATTTATGTTATTTATAGTGTATGATACCAATAAAATACAGCAATTTGCTAAGACCTGTGTAGACGCCGACTATATACAACAATCCACTGATCTACTCTTAGATATGTTAAATATTATGTCTAACTTAGCTAAAGTTAGTGATAGAGACTAAAGATATATTTCTTTAGCGCCTGTTTTTAATAAAACTATATAGACTATCCACATGGAACATAGGTTTGGGTCTACTATTTAACATGTTCATATAGTTCACTTCTAAATCATCTGTAGTTGCCAGATAGCTATCCGCAACCTTATGATTTGGTAAGTCTCTAGCCAAAACACTATACTTATAGTCTAAGTTAAAATGATAATAGTATAATTCGATATCTCGCATAGACATCTTAGAGTTTGTTATAGTATCTAAATCTAATGGAATCATAGACATTTTCCTACCAGTATTAATATAGTTTCTATTCATCTTATTAATGTAGTATGTAGCAAGTTGTAGTTTTAAGGAGGTTTCTATTAAAACCAGTTCATTTATGGTTTTGTCCTTTAAAATAAAAAAAGGAGTGTTTTTAGGAATATCAAGTTGGTCTGCTTTTAGTTCCATTAGTCTAATATTTTGTTTAATACTTTCTATAGTGTCCATATTACTATAGAATATATTATTTTTAAGTCTAAAAGTATATTTAACTTAGATCTAAACTATTATATCCATAACCTGATGGTTCAGGTTCTTCATCTGTTTCTGGGCTATTATACTCAAACGCAAAACTATACTGACTTGCGTCATTTACTACTGTTTCACTACTAGTATTTTGTTTTTTACTATCATCATTATTATCCTTAGAGAACTGGTACCATAACAATGGTATAGTATCCATACTATCCTTATCTTGTAGATTTAAAACTTCGTCTATATCTATATAGGTAATGTTTTCATCATCATAACATCTCCAACCAATATTATCTTGTAAATAGATCTTATAATGGCCAAAATTATTTGTTCCTGAGTGAACTACAAACCCCATTAAGTCATATTCTATATATTTTTTGCTATTACCATTTCTTAGCTCAATACAATCAAAAATATATATTGATTGGTCAGCAAATTGTTGAAGGTTCATAAATATATTTTTAGGATATTTATCTATATAGTTTGTATAGATATGTTCTCTAGTACAACAACATTGTTCACACTGTTTTGTTAGAGTACCTTTAGTTTGACTCTGTGTACAGTTGCCTAGATCATATCTAAATACATTTCTAGTATCATCATCTATATAGTGACCACTTTCATTTGGATAGATATACCATATATTATCACTAACTTTTTTATTAGTTTTATGTCCACAACTCCTACATCTATAGTTATAACTCCAATCAATAGACCATGACTCTCTAAAATCACCTAACTTATCTAATAGCCAATTAAGAAGCAATGTAGCATCACACTGTTCTTCTGGACCAATGTCAGCAAATTTACTATATTCTTCTCTAATTTTAGTGCGTATTCCATCTCTACCAAATTTAATTAGTGTTGCTAACCAGAGCTCTTCAAGATGTAGTAATATTTGTATGACTACATTAACAAAACACCAGTTAGTACCTATAGGATTTGATAGTTTTATTTTTTCAGCATATCCATCAACATTAGATAATATGAAGTCAGTATTAGATGCTTCCTTTTCTATATCATAGAAATCGGCAATATTACTTATATAGTCGTATTCTTCAGGTGAGGACTTAAGACGACCTGACCTACCTATATATTCACTAGAAAAGTTTATATTACCCGATCTATTTGGATATATATTTTCTGCTAGCATTGGTGCTGGTATATATTTATGTTTATCTTTGTTGTTTTGTATTAGAAAATCTAGACAAGTCTTTGGACTATTAGTTTCAACTTTTTCTTGTGTGTTACTAGCCATATTTATCTATGGGTTTTATATATTAAAGTGCTCTATATCTTTATTTTTATATCAAAATTTATGTATTTAAACATATACCATGTATATCTAATATGACTACAACTAATTTAGAGGAGTTAGACCTAGATAGGCTAACAATAGGTTATCCTGACCAGGTCTCCGAATATAGTCATTTTAGTGATATACGTTATAATGGCCAGGAACTATTATTTCAAACTCCTAAAATATCTTTTTATAACAATTCAAACAAATATATAACTATCTGTTTCTACAACTATAAATATAATAGTGTCGTGAATAAGTTTATAGATAGAGTGAAAGAAATAGAGGACCTATTTTATAAAAATAGCCCATATATTTGGAAAAAAATAGGCGAAGGCTCTAGTGGTAAAGAGTTTATATCTAGTATACGTTATAGTAAAGACAAAGAAAAAGCCTATATTAACCTAAATATACAGGTAGAAAAAGGAAAACCTATAGCACAAGTCTATGATAAAGACAAAAGAGCTGTTAGTCTAGACTATATAGCAGAAGGTTCTACCGGTTATTGTATAGTGTATCTAAGAGGAGTATGGAGAAAGGGTGATAAAATGGGTTTAAGTTTTGTACTAGTTCAGTCAAAAGTATATTTACCTATATATAAGTTAAAGGAATGTATTATTTTAGACCCAGATATAGATAATCCTACCTCTCACTATCATAATATACCAGTCAAAAGTTTGCCACAAGCAACTCAAATGCCTGAAAACAAAGAAGAACATCCTATCTATGGAAGATTTGTAAAGATGAAACGTATGGGAATTCCAGAGCCTGCTATAGCCATTAAATGCTCTACCGAAGGTGTACAGTTTAATGATTTCTTAGCCTATTTGTCTAGTGGCGATAGTACAACTACTATGCCTAAACCTGTGTCATTACCACTACCTATAGCTAATAAAATTAATCCTATGATGTTACAAGGTGTTCAACTAAAAAAGGTTTCTAAAGAAGAACTAGAGGCTCAAAAACAAAGACAAATTATGTCTAGGCTAAAGATAGAGAATCCATCTGGATTTAAACCACCATCAAGTAGTGATTTACTAAATATTCTTAAACGATTAAAAAAAACCAATGTAGTTGATATAGATACCTAACTATCAATATATAAAGCTTCTAAGAGATTTATATAAAAATGGATTGGAGTTCGCTAAGAGGTAGTGCTATTGGCCAAGAGGTTAAGCCACCATTAGATACTAAATTACTTGAATATAAAATATACTATATAGTAGATATGGAATTAAAACACCATATAGGTAAAATTAGATTAGATAACAATAGCTATGGAAAATGGATAGTAAAGTAAAATATAAATATAGAAAATATACTTTTTTCTCTATTTATAATATAGATAAATGCGTTCTCCTAAAAGACAACAAAAACAAAAAGGTGGTGCGGTTCTAATGCCAAGTGAATATTTTGGTAAAGATTCTGGTAAATATTTTGCAGAAGGTTCTCCTGAATTATCTATTGGTAATTCCGCATATGGTGCTAACTTACCAACATCTAGAGGTATGCTTATTCAAAATGATTTAATGGGTCCACAGTTAGGTCCTACTTCACATAGTGGATTACAAACTGGTGGTCAACGTAAAAGACAACAGAAACCTAAACAAAAACAAACTGGTGGTGCTTTCGACTATATAGTTAACCCAGAAACTAATAGAAAGGTTAGTGTCTATTCTACTCTTGGTAGAAAAATTATTAAAAACTATATTGCTAGTATTTAAACACTATTTTATATAATACTATTATATAATGTCCTATATAATATTATTAGTACTATTGGCAATAGCTATTGTATCAATCTATAAATATAGAAGTTACTTTTTAGAACCATTCCTAAATGAAAGAAAAACTAAGGATGGCGCACCAATTCAGGTAGGCGTCTTAAATAATACTCCTGGACCAATAAAGGATTTAATGGTAGAACTAAATAAAACTGGTGGGCAACTAGTAGCAGATGGTGAATTTGATAAGGTACCTACTGAATACCTAAATAAGGATAAAATAAAATAAACCATATAGGTTTTTTTTATGTTTAAAGACTAAAGAAATATATAGCAATAAACATGGATTATGTACTATGTATTTCTAAAGACAAAAATGTTTGGATAAATATATTTGATCAATCTATTATTTTTAGTAAACTAACAGATGAACACACATTAAAACTATTATTAATACAGAAAATTAAGCCTATAGCTCTTAGAAAAGGTATTATTACTATATATCTTCATGATATAGAACTGGAGGAATTAGGACTACATCCTAAACTCTACACTATCTTAAAATATAGCGGAGACCAATATGGGATTGTTATTAAAAATGTAGATAGCCCAGAGTGCTTATCTAGTGATGAAAAATTATATATAAAAGAGATTAATAGCCATATTCACAAAGAGTACTTAGATAAAAAAGCTACATAAAGATTTTTATATTAGTTTATATAGTAATGACCATAGAACTATCGTGTATTATATGTCAAGATACAGTTACTACTAGTTGGACCTATACTAACTGTGACTGTCAATCAGGTATCTATCATATTTATTGTTTAAGATTATGGTTAGAGAGAACACATAACTGTCCAACCTGTAGACGTGAATATAATAGAGAGGGTAGTTATACAGGCCAAGAAGAGGATAATACTATAAATATAACTCTAGAACGAGCTATTTTCCTAGATTCAATAGGAAGATATAGAATGTTCTAATAAATATAGCTAAAGTAAATATGGTATTTATTTTATCTATATATCTTATATAAACATTTATGGCTGCCGCATTAGGAGTGTTAGTTTCTAGTTATCTATTTGGTAAAACATTGGTAGATGGTCCAGAATTCGTGAATAGTATATTCTCTTGGGAATCCAATATAGAAAGCACTATAAAATCACTATCCCCATTAGAAATTACTAAAGCTATTATTGACGAAAAAATAGCTATATTAGATGAAAAAGATTTTAGTGATAAAACAGTAGAAGACGTTGTACCACCTGGTTCTGTTGACTTAGTCAGAGAATATAAGGATTTATCTACTGAAATAGTAGTTAAACTATTCTTATCAAGTGATAACTCTATGTATAACTTCTTACACTTAGTATATGGTACATTTTATGATAGTTTAGAGGAATATAAAAAAATATATGGTCTGCAACAATGGGATATCTTTTTTGTATATAAGGGTGGTAATGTTCTTAGAATTATATCTAATGATTTTCTTAAAGAGTTACCTAGATCTGCCAGCTATAAGGTAAACAAGTACTATGAACAATTTTTTAAACGCAGTGATGCTGATTTTAGTATCTATATTAACCCAGAGTTAGAAAACTACGATAAAATTTATAAAGAGTTAACAACTCTTAGCTATATGTTACAGGTTAAAATTAGACAAATATTTATGGAAAATCCTACTGACTATTTCGAATTTTATAAATATACTAAAGAACATCAGAGTAGATTACTTGAGCCATTCTTTAAAAAACTACAGGAATCTAACTCTATCAAAGATATTAATAATAGTAAATTCTATAAACAAGTTCCAGAGGCATTATGTTATGAAGAAGGTATATATCCAGCAGACTATAGTTTAGGTTATGGTGGTAATACAGATAAGGGTATAGCTCCTATAGAGGTTGATGGTGTAGAAAAGAAGGTTACCTATATTATTAATCCTAAACCAAATAATATGTTTATTCAGTCTAATGAAAGCTTAGATTTCTTAGCTACTGGTAATAGAACAAAATTTAACCTTATTAGAACAAAGATAAACTTTAACTATGTATTTAGTGGCCGTAATAGAAATATTGGTGGTGAATTAATTGATGTTAGTATTCCACATCGTTTAGATCATAATCTACCACACTTTTTCCATCATTTAGACTATGTTCACCAATACCAACTAGAATTTGGGTCTAAAGTATTAAACTTTTATAGTTATTCCCTACCATATCTTATTAGTGATTTAGAGTATATTTTATTTAAATTTGTAGATTTACCATGGAAGACACCTAAATATGATAAACGTCTTAATAGACTGTTTTACCTATACTTTATAGATATGTTTGTTGTTCTAAACGGTAATGCTCCTAGAAAGCAATTAATAGAACAACTATTAGTATTATTTAAGACTAAGTTAGAACTAAATAACTTTGAAGCAAGCCTATCACAAGTTATAACAACTCTGTCCAATATTAGAACTGATAGTAGACTAGAAATTAATAAGTTATTAGACCAGATGGCACAGATAATTAAGGTGCTACAAAAACCAGATATAGCTCTTTTTGATGAGATAAATCAATATAATAAAATGATGTCTGTTTTAGTAGATAACTGTGAGTTCTTACTAACCAGTTTTGATGGTATCCATGACTATTGTTCAGTAGAAGGAAATATAAATATGAAGGTGCTTTACCAGAATGATTTTTCAAGTCTAATAGGTGGTTATAAAAATAAAAAGGTCTAACTATAGGATTTAGGGTTTATTCTCCAAGTGTCTCATAGTTACCACCAGTAAATTACTATAGACATCCGCTTTACCTACTCTTTCTAAATCCATTCCAAGTCTATCAAAATAGCTATCTAGATCATCTACCCAATCTGGATGGCTACTTGGTTCTAATAGTATATGATTAATCCTAAGAGACCGCCTATCTTTTATTTTAAACTCTCCACTATCTAATATAACTATATTAGATAATGTAAAATATCTACATCTAAGCCCAAGTGATAGTAATTGCTTAGTTAAAAAGTATAATCCATTTAGTAAAACTAGGTTATCTATAGTTTGTATTATATTACTTAGAGTTGTTGCTTCTTTTTCCATTTCTTAAAAAGGACATATGGGAATTTTTAAATGAAATCAAAAATATTTTATAAAAAATACTATATATTAGCTTATAGCTATATTATTTATCTCACTAATATATAAAAATAGGTTATGGATAGTTACTTACTAGCAGGATTTATTATATTTTTTGTACTAGTTTGCTTATATCAATGGGAAACTACTAAAAACAAAAAAGGTCAACAATTAGCTAAGTTAACTAAAATAGCTAATATGGAACCTGTGGATGAAAATGAGGTAGAACCAGAATCCCCATTTGACAATATTAGATTAGATAGATACCAGGACCAATACTATAGTAAACGCTTTGAAAATGACCTAGACGTCGATGGTCATAATAATTGGAATTTCTTTTAAATACTTAAAAGCTACATGTTTATATTGAGATATAGAGAAAATGATACGTTTTATTTTAAATAGATTAGGATTAACTAAAGAAACTAATGAAAAACTAGTTGAAACTAATTATAATGGTAGTATAGATTTAGTATTAACATTAGGTGACCAAGAAGCTCATAGACAGTTCTTAATGTCATTAGCTAATACTAATGGTCAAGAGCCATTGTTAGGTCAACATAAAATCACAGTATCTATCCCAAATACAAAATATAGTTTTTCCACATATAACTATAATTTATTAGGTAGAATAGCTTATTATATGGAAAACCAAAAATAAATTTAAAATATAGAAATAAATACTTCTATATATTACATTTAGTAGTTTATCTATATAGTGTTGCTTCCATAATAGCCCAAGTTACTCTATAGGGATTTAGATTAGCGGCTGGGCGTCTGTCTTCTAAATAGCCAAAACCATCATTTACTACACCTAGTGGAATCCTAATACTTTTACCTCTATCACTATATCCCCAACTAAATGTATTATAGCTACTTGTTTCATGAATACCAGTTAATCTATACTTATTATCTTCGCCATAGTATTCCATTGTTTTTTCATGGGTTTCTCCCAATAAACTACAATACTTTTCTAAATATTCTATACCACCTCTAGCTCTACTATTATAGGTACTATAGTTAACATGACCTCCACTGCCATTAAGACCATCAAATAATTTAGGATAGTAACTTACTATCGCTCCGCATTCTTCTGCTACCCTTTCTAAAATATATCTAGCTACTATAAGTTGGTCACTACACTCAACTGGGTCAAGTGGGCCTACCTGAAATTCCCATTGGGATGGAGCTACCTCAGCATTATAACCACATATAGTAATACCCGCATCTAAGCAGTAATATAAATGTCTATCTACTATATTACGACCTAAAGCTTTACCATAACCTACAGAACAATAATATGGTCCTTGAGTAACACTATCTTCGGTGTAGTCATGTCTTTCCCATTGGTATCCATTACTGGTGTCATATCTGTCATCAGGTTCTAGTAAAAAATATTCTTGTTCTATACCAAATAGTGGTTCTTCTCCCCTTTGTTTATTATAGCTATCTACTAATGTCTGTCTAAAATTACCTATTGCTGGATTACCAGACATATCTACGTTGTTACATAATACTAAGTAAGATAGATACTTAGGGTGTCTATTAAATGGATCAATAAATATATTCACAGGTTCTAATAGGATATCACTTTTAGTACCAGTAGCTTGATCTGTGGATGAGCCATCATATGACCACTTGGGTAATTTAGATATTAGGTCTTTATAGTTAATATTATCTACACTATCTGGACTATTATATAATACCCGTTTTTTACTACGAATATTTTCTGTGGCATCTAACCATATGTATTCTAATAGAATAGGTGTCATAGTACTAATATACTATATAAAATAACAAGTTTTATATAGATATATTATTTTAGAATGTTCTACATATAGAATTATTATAAAATTAGCCGTTTTAATCAATAATGCGAACTGTTTTTTATTATCTACTTAAGAACAGCTATATATATAATTTTATATATGGAACAAAGCTATCTTAATTTAGAATATCCTAAATTTAACTGTGGAAACAGTAGAATTCATAGAGCAGTTACAGGAATTAGAGAATATCTTAGATATAATATAAAATTGGGATTTATGAATAATAGTGACCCCTACTATATTACTAAGGATATTTATAAGCAATCTTTTTTAGATATAATTAGAACCGAGATAGATGATGAGGATAATAGAGATATTTTTAAAGATATGTATAAACCTACTAAGGAATATTATAAAAACAACTTAGAACGTCTTACTAATATGGTAATTGATTTATTTGTAGATTTTAACAAGCGATATAATTTAACGCTCGAAACATTGCCTAAAGACCAATATGATTTATATGTTAAAGAAACCGTTGATTTATTTATATTATATCAGTTAACAGAGAAAGCCAAATACTATATGTTTACACATAAAAAAAAGACATTAGGTTTTATAGACTATAATAAAAGAGAAGGATATACAGGAGAAGATAGTGACTAAAAGCTAGCATATTCGCTATGGCTATCAGGTACTACCTCAAAAGCATATGGTCCATAGTTAGTAGCAGTGCCTGTATAGGTTTTTAACCATGGTAAGTTTTCAGTATTATTTCCAGGTCTATTCATACTTTGAAAGTGGTATTTTGCGGAACCAGGTAAACTATGTAGTTTAGAAATATAACTAGTAACTGTAGGATCTGCTGCTAATCCACAGTGAATGCCACTACACTTCTCTCCTATATATAAGGCATTATTAAAACTAGGACCTGGTATTTGGCCAGGTGGCAAAATTTTTGGTACGTTTAGTGTTCTGCCATAGCTATTAGGAGCTACTGTAGTAAACGGTTCACGCATGTTAGCCTTACCTTCTGTTAAATTTAATACAAAATTGTTTTGTTTTTCAGATTCTCTGACCTGTTGATTCACTAAATCACTAGGTGATTTACTTGAAGTCTTACTTGATTGCTCTGGATAAAAAAAAGCGCTCTGTTCTAATTTACTCATCTTTTATACTATACTTACGGATTTTTATCTAAAGATTTATCTTTTTATTATATAGAAAACATGGATAGTAAAGATATTTTACAAATTGCTAATGAAATCAATGGATGTTATCAACAAGCATGTAGACATCCAAGATATAATAGAGACACATTTATGGGTATTATGGCCAGAGAATATAGTGAATTTAATACTAAATACTCTTCTATTTTTAACATGGCATGTAGTGAAAAATATAACTCAGAAATGCTTAGATATCTATTAAACCAGGCAGATAAGGTTAAAACAGGTAAAATAGACCAGAATACAGCTGATATTAAGGTCGGTCAACTACTAGTAGATAATATAGTTAAACCACAGTTAGATAAGAGTGGTGTAAAACCAAATAAAAAATAAATTAAATAAACTAGATATATGAGTATATTTCTTATATCTATCTTATTTGAGACTTTAGTTTATTTCTACTTTTAAGCTGTATACTATAGAATATAGGCTTTATCCTATTCCAAGTTTCAATACGCTCTCTGCTATATTCTTTAGGGTCCCTTCTAATATTCTTACTGCTAGAAAAGTCCCATATATAACTTTTAATAGTGTCTTTAGGTATAGTCATATCTAATCCTATAAATATAGTGTCTATTATATCTGGCATACAGTGGTGGTCTATAGAAGACATTATAATATCATCTAACTCTATATTTTTAATAATAGTGATTGGTCTAGCAGTGTTTACCTCTATATAGTTAAACTCTTGTTTTTTATATAAACCATCAATCCATATATCTAGCAATACCATATCAAAATGCATACCGCCATAGGCTTTTCTTATAGCCAGAGAACAAATATAAGGCGTTGAGACTAAATCACTATCTTGTATACTAGCTATATCACAAGAGAAACCATATATATATGGTTTGTAGTTTAGTGTGAGTCGACTATTATATTTAGTAATGGCATATACCGTATTTAGCAGTATTCTAACTATATCATTATTTATGCCATAGTTAGGATAGGCTACCATTAGCCATATTAAAAAATCTAGAGTAGATGGCAAAGCACTATCTTCTATCGCAATAATTACTATACGCCTCAGAAATGATAGTAAGTCTATTTTAATTAAACTAAATGAAGATATAATAGCTCTACTAACATCACCTAGTCTAACTGCTTTTTGTATATTACTTTTTAAGACTGCTTTATTATATAGGAATTTAGGTTTCTCTACGAATCGAATAATATTAGAGTTTTTATCACCAGACATCCTGCCATAGATATGTAGGTTTCTATTAACTCCATGGCATAAGGTTACGCTATCTATATAGTCCTCTGGTCTATCTAGCTTACCTAAATGATAACTGACACTATAGTTATCTATACCATTCCAATTAAGTGAGATAGATATATCACTAAATATAGCCTGTTGAGGCTCCTCTATACCTAAATAGTTTAAAAGAGTCTGCTGTAGTTTATCTCTTTTTTTACTATGTTTCATAATAGAAATATATTTATTAAAGTGTAAAATTAAAATTTGATAAATCAAAAATTGTATACTGACTTAATAATAAACTTATACTAATCAATTATAATGCTTATCTCTATTGAAGGAAATATTGGAACTGGTAAATCTACATTTGTAGAAATATTAAAACTAGCATGTAACGATAAAAATATAGTATTTTTAAAAGAACCGGTTGACCAATGGTTATCACTTATTGATAGTGACGGTGAGAATATCTTAGGTAAATTCTATGGTGATCAAACAAGATGGTCCTATACATTCCAGATGAATGCGTTTATAACAAGATGTAAATTAATAATGGATACTATTAAATCACATGATAAAGATACAGTAATTGTAATGGAACGCAGTGTGTTAACGGATAGACACGTATTTGCTACTTTATTAAAAGAGACTGGTAAAATTAGCCAAATGGAATGGGCACTTTATGACCAATGGTTTAATTGGCTAACTGTTGAATTTAAAGATGTTATTCCCGACATATTCTTCTATCTTAAAGCAGACTCTAATGTATCATTTGAAAGAATGCGTCTTAGGGGTAGAGGAGAAGAAAAACAAATACCAATTGAATATTTAGAATCTGTATCTATTAAGCACGATAAATGGTTAATAGAGGAATCTAACTGTACAACTATAGATGTAAATAATGATTTTCAGAACAATGGTGAAAAACGTGAACAAATGATACAAATGATTAGAGACTGTATATCTAAATAGAAAGAAAAACAAATAAAAACAAATAAAAAAATTTGACTTGAAATATATTTATATTTGTTTTTTTTATAACTATTTATATCTATGTCTATTAATATGAATCAAACAAGAATTGAAATTATCCTTGGGTGTATGTACTCTGGAAAATCTACAGAATTACTTAGAAGATGTAATAGATACAAGGCTATTGGCCGAGATGTATTACTAATTAACCACATATTTGATACTAGAACTGAAAACTATATTAAAACCCATGAAGATAAAAAGGACCATGCTATTAAATGTGCTAAACTAATGGAAATAGTAGAAACACCAGACTATATTAATAGTGAGGTTGTTGGAATAGATGAAGCTCAATTCTTCGATGATTTATTAGATTTCGTCTTGTATACAGAAGATCATAATAAAATTGTTATCATATCAGGATTAGATGGTGATTCTAATAGAAAACCATTTGGTCAGATTCTCCAATGTATACCATTATGTGATTCAGTGGTAAAACTAAATGCTATGGATATGATGGATAAGGATGGAACTCCAGCTATATTTTCCAAAAGAATTGTTCCAAGTAAAGAACAGGTTTTAGTAGGAGCAACTGATAGTTATATAGCAGTTTCTAGAAAAAACTATCTTAAAAAATAATAAATGCTATTGGGTTAGACCATTTATAAAAATAAACTGTGAATATAATAAATATTAAAGTTATGGATAAATTTGAGTATCTAACTATAAACAATATTACTAAGGTATATAGTAATAATATTTTTACAGATAGCGATGGTACAGTATTAACTATTCAATGGTTTCCTTTTCAATTAGAATATATATTTGAAAAGTTAGGTCTGCAAATTTATAACAATGGTCTACGTTATACTAATAAACAAATGGGTGATTTAATTAAATCTTTTTTTTCTGGTAAAGATATAGAAATAAAGGATACCAAAGAAAGTCTAATAGCGATGGGTCTGTATGGAGGTGGTAAAATAACTAATACATATAGTCCTGTTAATTTAGGTGGACACTTATTATTTAAACCAGAAATTAATGAATATGGTTCAAGTATTAAAAAACCTATAGGTAAAACGCATTATAGCTTAGAACTACCCAAAAAACGTCTTATACAAATTAGAAAACTTGTGTCACCAGTTGCTAAAAAACAAATAGATTGTGTATTTAAAAATATAGATAGTAGGAGTCCTATATCAGGTAGTATACTATATCTATTAGAGAACTATATTGGATTAAATACAAATAGGGCAAGTATATTTAAAAATTTATTAGAAAAGAATGGAATAGGTTTATCAGAAACTATATTTACCACATTACCCGTGAATGTATATTTAGGACTAAAACAACTTTTTGATAAGCTACAGATACAACATGGGGACTATAATAAAAAAAATACGTATTTGTTTAGTGAGTCACTCTATAAAAATATAGATATGAAGATAGAAGATTTCTATTTTGGCTATAACTTTCCAGAAAATAGTTATAGTAAATTATTATCTAGTACGAACAAGAGTCTAACTATACTAACTAATATAGGAAGTAGCAAGCTAATAAGATTCTACGATAGTCTAAAGGTTAAAAACTATAGTGACCAAGAAGTAAAAGAAAATCCAGATTCTTTTGAGGAGGATTTAGAGTTAGGTATTATGATTAAAAAAAAAGGTGTAGATAAGCTAAATACTATCTTAAAAAAGAATAAAATAGAGGTATCTATAGAAAAGTTTGTTCGAACTAAAACTATTTCTTTACCTGTTCCAGCTCTTAAAAAAGAAATAGATGAAAATTTAAAGGGAGTTGTTATAGAACATATAGTAGATAGTACAAGTGACTATATATTTTTTTCTATTGATAGAACACTTCAAAGAGTAAAGGATGGTACTATGAGACGTACTATTACAGGTATTAAGGTTAAACCAGTTGAAATATTAAAAATAGATAACAGTAGTTATTATTTATCTGGGTTAATATGCATGATAAATGAAAATAACTATATCTCAATTATAAGATGTGGCGAAAAATATATAAGTAGTATTGGTGAAATAGGAAACTATGAAAAACTTATGGAATATCAAATGACTATTGATCAAAAATTAATAAAAGAAATAGTTATGAGAACATGTGTATTAGTATTTTATGAAAAACTATAAGTGTTCACTATATTTTTTTATTAATTTTTTCCCTAATGCTGAATGTGTTTTAACACGTCTATTTGTTGCGGGATTAACTATATATCTATATCCACCACTTTGAGTTGGTATTTGTTGTTTTTGTAATATATCTAGGTTTTTCTGCAGATTAACTAACTGTTGAGAGAAGTTTAAACTACATACTTTATTGCTAACTGCTTTAGATATAGCACATGGTGATAGATCACCAAGTTGGTCAACAGGAACACCAAGCTGTCTGGCTATTTCAAATATATTATTTTTAATAGCATTAATATTACTAATGAGTATTTTAGATTGAGTAACTGGGTCCATTATAATACTTTAAGAAAAAATTACTTAAAGAGTGATGTCATTTAAAGTTACCAGACAGAATATATATAAATGCCTAGAGGTAAAAAAAATACTACAGTAGATATTGTTGCTGATACATCTGACCAAAAGAAACGTGGTAGAAAACCAAAGGATAAAGTAGCCATTTTTCCAGAAAAAACTAATAAACAAGAAGTAACAGATGCTGAAAATATAATTATCCACCTTCCTATTAAAACTGAACTAATTAAACAAAATATGATGGACGGTATAGTAGTAAACACAGATACGTTAGTTCCAGAAGGATATGAAATGGGAGGGGCAGATAACTATCAGTTCATAGATCAGAAACATAATCCTTATAAAAACAAAATGAATAATGATTTAATTGGAGAGGGTCCAAAGCCACAATCTGCTTTTTGCAGCTATCCATTTGACGAAAAACAGAAGGATATATTTGATTTGCTAGAGAATGATGAAGAAAACTACAAGGATGATAAATCAGTGGAAAATATAAACTTAATAGATAATGAATATAAGGTAAATCACTCTAATCAGTGGTATAAATCTAAGGAGGCTGACCAGAAATTTATTGATTCTAATAAAAATGTAGATAAAATAATGGACTATATTAAAAAGCAAAGAGAGATTGAATATGATACTATTACAAACAAACTTAATAAAAATACAGTAGAAAAATGTTTAATACAATTAGATGAGTGTAATAAAAACAATAATTGGCCAAGTTCATCTAGTATCTATTGTTGGTGGTGTTGCCATCCATTTAGTGGTGCTCCATGTAGTTTACCGGTAGAATATAAAAATAATACCTTTAATGTATTAGGTATATTTTGTAGTCCAGAATGTGCCGCTGCTTATAATTTTGATGATCATAATGCTGGGTGTGACTTATGGGAACGCTACTCTCTTCTTAATTTTTTATATAGAAAAGTCTATAGTGACAAACATATTAAGATTAAGTTAGCACCACCAAGACAAACATTAAAGATATTTGGTGGTAGTTTATCTATAAAGGAATTTAGACAACATAATACTAATTATGAATATAACTATAGAATTATTATGCCACCAATGACATCTGTTATTCCTATTCAAGAAATATCTAGTTTAGATAAGGGGTTTTCTAGTAAAAATGAAAAACGTGGTACCTCTGGTGACAGAGTAGACAACAGTCTAAAGTTAAAACGTTCTAAACCTATTAATAATAGTAATACATTAGATAAGTGTATGTTATTAGTAGGAGAGGATAATGTTTCTAATATGGAAACAGAAAGTTATATGTAGGAAACAGATACCTTAGTTTTTATTAAGGATACCATAGTATACTAAGTTATAACTATGATAACCTAACATTCCAAAAGCAACTATTAGTAAGAGTTCAAATATGTATCTAGGAGTCTTATCGCCATAACCAATATATAATAGTATAGGAAATACTATTATAAGATGTATTAGATATATCCATTTCATCTTATCTACACTAACTACCTTATATAAGTGAAATAATATTCCCATAGCAGCTAACAATAATAATAGGTATTTTACCTCATTGCTTAAACTATCTCTGGATACATAGACATAGTAAAAAAGTGGAAAGAAAATTACTATATGTACTAAATTAGTAATATTAGACATACTCTATATTATTAATTTATTTTTTTATTCTGTTTGGCCTTGTTTTTGGTCAATATATTCAGCAGTTTCGCTAATGGAAGCATTAGTTATAGATTCTTGTTCTTTAACAGCAGTAACTTCTTCTACTAGTTTAGAATCTATGTTTTCTTCTACTGGTTTAGAATCTACCTTTTCTTCTACTGGTTTTTTTTCTAATACATTTTTAACAGATGTTTTAAATTTATCTATGGATTCTCCTAACATTCCAGCTACTTTATTATTATATAAATCGCATAAGTCATTACCAAACGCAACAGCAGTTTGCGCTAACTCTTCAGCTAAGATATACTTAGACATAATAAAACCTAAAAAGAAACTAAAACAGTTAAAATAATACATACGTGAAACAAAGTCTTTCATAGCTAAAAGACTAAAATTAGCTAAAACAAATAGTTGTAGATAATATTTTAAAGATTGAAAAAGTCTACTAATACCTAATCCTGAAAACAGGCTAAAATTCATATCTATATCAGAAAGGTTTTTAAAAAATCTCATCTAGTATACTCTATATGTATGTTAGAAGTCTTTAAATAGAGCTTTCTTTTAAGCATTACTAAGATAGTAGTTAACCGCATGATCAATATCACCGCCAGTAACTTGCAGAGCCATAGATACTCTTGTTTCATCACTAAAACCCATTCCAATCATTGCTAAAAATTGTTCTTGATACATATTAAAAATAGAATCGAGGTCTATATTTATATCATTAACAGGAACTTCTATATCTACATCGTAGTCATCATTATCACTATTGTTATCATTGTTATTATTATCATCATAGTCTTCTCTAACAATATCTCTATTTCCGTTAATGATTCTATTAAATATATTTAATATACTATTGTTTAAAATATTAAAACCACAATTTATATTTTTTGTTTTTGGAACAAGATAGGCTATAATAGTTTTATCAAATAGTTCTATTTCTACCTTTTCTGTTAGAATTTTACCATTATAAAAATAAAAAATGTTATAGTTATCAATTATATCTTTCCCAACTATAGTACAAATATGTTGATGTAGACATTCTACATTATGATAAATAGAGAAGTCTACATAGTACTTTAGTTTTTCTATTTTTTTGTTAGTTAGTACAGTTACTAAATATAAATTATTTCTAATCATATAGTTAATTATAAAATTAGATATAATTTTAAATAGAAACTATCTAATAGTACTGCTTCTTTCTCCAAATGGGTCATCTATATCAGAAATATATTTAATAGTTTTCTCTATATACGTATTATTAGTATCTATAAAATTAAGTATATAGAACTGTCCATCATCACCTATAGTATATACTTTATATGTTTCACTATCAAAAACAGATTTAGTATATGTACTTTTTAGGTAGAATTGACAAAAACTCCACTTAGATTGAAAGTACTTAGGTAAGGCATAGCTTAGTAAACCTAAACTAAATGTACTATTTTGAATAATACAGTGTTGGTCTATTTCAGTATTAAATAGATGTACAGTACCTTTTTCTGATGCTACTAACAAAATGCTATTATTATAGCTTATTGCTATATCTACTATTCTACATGGATCAGTACCCCTTCTAAATTCATTTACAATTTCTAATGTATTCGTATTAAATATACGTATAATAGTACCTTTATCGCTAGTTGTTACAAGATAGTTAGCATCCCTAGATAGTACTATATTGTCTATAGTATTTGTATGAGCAGTTATTTCTCTAATTTCTTCCGAATTTATATTAATAATAGAAATAGTACCAATATTAAATGATGGAAAGTATATATTTCCATCTATATCAATAGATGAAGCCATACAGCCTTTGGGATTATATATGGTATCTATAGACTTTACTAATAATAATGAGTAGAATTCGTATATATATAGTTTTCTTTCAGTCGTAACTGTAATATAATTTTTAGTTACATCAAAGTTAACTATGGGTGTATTATAGGAAATTTCTCCCATAACCTTCTTTTTACTATCATCCCATATAATAAGTCTATTATCTGGATATAATACACTATCTGGTCTACCAACAAATAATATAATATTAGACTCATACACCATTTTAACAATAGAAACGCCGCCATCTATTTTTCTTGAGATTAGTTTTTTAAATGGGTTAACTTGATATATATAAAATCCCATACTAGTTCCAAAACATATATGCTTTTCAGTTTGGTTATAACTTGAAAATACGCTATTCATATTAATATATTATATCTTAACTGTATAAAATAGTCTAAGAAATCTTTATATAGTCATTTCTTTATTTGGCTTCTATAGTATTCTAGTTCATCAAGTTCACTTTTATATTTTAAACGAATTTCTTTTTCTATTTTTTGCTTATAACTATCTAGTTCACTATTAAATTTAGCTGTTAGTAGATTTGTCTGTTTTTCCATTTTATTTGTATAGTTAGTGTTTTCCATATTTTCTAACTGTTTTCTCATTTGAGTAGAAATAGGTTCTTTATCAGTTGTTACATCTTCTACTATTTTTTGAACTGTAGTATTATCTATATTTATTGAGGAATCTAACTCTAACCAAGCTAATATTTGCCTTAGTTTATCGTGAAAAACGGTATCTTTATCTTCATATTCCCAGTTATGGGGTAGGCTACGCAATACTAATAGATAAGCCGCTTTTACCTTATCTTTTTTAAATGTCTTATTTTCTGGATGCTTAGGATCAAAGTAGGCATATTTAAAGAGTTCTCTAAAGAATTTCTTTGAATCACTGGCTGCTAATAGCTCTAGCCTATTTTCTATATCTCCCTTAATATAGTGAAACTTTTCTTCACCATATATATTCTGTTGGATATTAATTGTATTTGTATTTGTATTGTGACTATTAGTATTGTTAGTAGTATTATTAATATTATAGTGATTATTTAAGCATTCATTATTCTCTATTATATTTGGTACTATATTTTTAGTATTAATGATGTTGTTTCTATCTTTACATCTATGTAGTTCATGTCTAGATCTATTATTAACAGTTGTAAACGTAATATTACAATATTTACATGTTAGTCTATTCTTATTTTTACCTATAATTGTCAGACTATTTTCTGAATTATATTCTGTAGGTTTAAATAAATTTACAGGGGAAACTATATTTTTAGTATCTATAGGTTTAACTAAAATATCAGGCATATCTGCGGCGGATACTACCGGAGCTTTTTTGGGACAGACCGGAGCCTCATCGGATACTTTTTTGGGGGTATCCGGAGCTTTTTTAGGGTTATCCGGAGCCTTATTTTCTATTTTTAATGTCA